TCATAGGTTATGTATCACTTACGCCAACACCACCACGCTACAGTGACACCGATCAGGATGCCTTCGATAACGTGTGCCAGCGCCCACATTCACTGTCTCTTGTCGCGCTGCTCTAGCCACTTGAATACCATGACAGCGATACCTCCCGCGACGATCAAGCCTGCGACGATAGCGCCCAGCGTTTGCAGATGCTCCGAGTACGCCATCTGTGGGGCGACCAGCGCCTGAACCTGTTGCGCTCCTGCCACAACGCCCGACGCCGCTACACCCGCGCCTGTCCACATGGTCTTGGATACCGTCAGCGGCTTGGCGTTTGCGTCGGTCGGGGGCGTCATGCCGATCATGCGAAGGGTGGTCGAAGGTGGCGTCTCGGCCTCGCCATTATCGCCCTCCTCCCACAATGCCGCCTCGGCCCCGCGACGGCGCACAAGGCCGGGGAGGCGCTTTCCGCCTGCGTTGACGAAGCGCATAAGCTCGGACGGAACCTGATCGAAGCGGCGCGCGTTGACCCGCTTCCAGATCGTCCACTTTGACCCGGCACCAAGGTTGAACACGAACGACAGAAGCGCCGCGTACTGGCAGTCGCTCAGGTCTGCCAGCACGTCAGCTTTCACTACGCCCGCCAAGCGGTTAGCCGCGTGCTGTATGTCCGCCAGAAGCCACGCCTCGGCTTTGTCGCGGGTGTAGCGGACCTTGACGCGCACGTCAGGCCCGGTGTGCCCCCATCCCGCCGTAGGCACCCCCGCCGGGCAGAGGTAGCCGACCAGCTTCAGGCCCTCGAACTCTTTGATGATTGCCACGGCCTGCGACGGAATCGGCCTCATGCGCGCCTCGCGGTTTAAGAGTGTCGCCATATGTAAAGCCACGCTTTACAGGCGCGGCGAAAGTCACACTCAAGATATAACATCGGAGCCATCGTCCGAATAGCGGCCCCGGATCGTCTTCATGCTGACGAAGTTCAGATCGGTTATCGTGCCGCCCTGGACAGTCATGAGGACTGCGCCCCACCACCAGCCCGTGAGCGAGTGCTTTGCGTAGCCTTCCACCACGCCCCACGGCAAGGCGCACCCGATCTCGACCATACTGATCACGTCGATAGGGCCGATCTTGGGGCTCTCGTGAACCTGCCTGCGATGCGTATGGCCCGACACGACAGGCACGGTTGACTCGTTCGCCGCGCGCTGGGGTCCGGTCTTGCCGCCGAACGCTCGCCCTGCGCCGTTCACCGGGTGGTGCGTAAATGCCACACCTTCGACGTACATCATCTCGCCATATGGTCGCGTGCGCCAGCCGAACTGCGCGAACGTCTCGTCACGCGATAGGGTGTAGGTGCCGTGAGCCTCGGGGTTGATGTTCTCAAACCGCTCCAGCCGGTTCTCATGGTTGCCCAGAACCACATCCATCTTCGGTTTGTAATCGTCCGCCATTCCGCGACGGAAGGCTTGATGGGATTGCGTCAGGTTCTCTAGGTCCTGCCGGATCGTGGGCTTCACGCGCGCGGCCAATGTGGCGTTGTCGTCGTGCATATTCACGCTGTCGAACGTAGACCAGTCGCCGATCTGGATGATACGCTCAGGGCGGTGTTCTGAGGCCATACGACCCAGCCACGTCATTACGGCTAAGCGGTCGGGGTGGCGCGGGTCCTGGTGCAGGTCGCCTATTGCGAGGATGCGTCGAGGTGTGCCGGAGGGCTCCATAGGCGGTGCGGCAGGGGCCGCGTTAACCACCGCCAATGGTACTGGTTGATGGTACCGCGCCGGACGATACAGCGACCAGTCCGGGTTGACGTCTTCGATGTTGTTCGACACCGCCGTAATAAAGGCAGACGGTGTTCCGTATAGCCCAATTGCAACGGCGTCCTTCGCCGCTGCCGCGATAGCGCCGGGTCCAGCGCCCGTCACCCCCATAGGCCTAAAGCCCTCGCGCAACTTGGCTTCCACCAATTCACGCATGATTTTTAGTTGTTCGTCGCTTCGTTTCGGTGCGGCCATAAGGTCCCCCGGCTATCGACTGCGAATTAAGGCGCTGGCGGAGCCCCCTTAAAGAAATGCGCCACCTTGTCGCCCACCAGCCACCACAGGAACGCGGCGGCGACACTGAAGGCCCCCGCGATGGTGGAGGTTACCCAGATCACGCGGGCCTTGAACATTTGCCACTCGAAAACCTTGTCCTTGATGGCGGCTATGTCCTCGCGCATTTCATTCAGTGCGTGCAAGACCGCCTCCGACATCCTGGCGTTGTGATCGACTTGCGCCTGAATAACCTGCAACCTGTCGTCGTGTCCACTGGCACGAACCTCAAGGTTCTCGATCTGCTGAGACGTCGCGCCGAGTTCGACGTACACCTTCTTGATGTCATCCTTCAGTTCGGCGTGGGTCGGCTGGGTCACTTTAGGTTTCTCAGCTTGTAGATAGCCGAGAGGTAGACCTCGCTTAATCCGTCGATGAGATTGGCGACCGCCCGATTGCCCTTGCAGATCGTCTCGTGGTTCTGCTCGATCCATTGGCAGTCCGCCTCCAGCATCTTGAGGATGTCGGTCTCTTTGATGCTCGGGGCAGGGATGCCACCGATCAATTCGTATGCGCCCTGGTACGCCTCAACCAGCGTATCCAGAGAGTCGATCACCGCGTCATAGAACTCGCCGAGAGCCTGATGCCGCGCATAACTACCCGCACCCGTGGCTCGCCAGTGATTCCAGTGGGCGACGTTGCGTGTAAAGAAAACGCGGCTGATCAGTTCCTCGATCATGCGACACGCTCAACCGCCACATACGATGATGGAATTGCCGGGATCGCCGGAGGGCCAGCGGCAGCGGCTGTGTGATCAAGCGTCACCGCCACGTTCTCAGGCACCCACATCACCTGAACGTATTGTCCTGCCGTGGCGACCACGGTGTAGGTGCTCTGAGCCGTATGAACGCCGCCGTCTCCCGCCTTCGGGACAGTCTGCTTGCGACCCGTGTTGGTGATGTCCGTGCCATTCAGTCTCAGCCAGATCGTGACGTCATGGTCGGAAACGTCAGAGTTCGCGCACTGGAGGCTATACGAAAGTATATACGTCCCGGCATCAGCCAGCGTGATGCGCGTCAGTTGAGCGCCGTCCGTGACGACCGTGATGCCCGCCGTATTGATGATGTTCGTGCCGAATTTCACAGCCGTCGGAGAGCCGGTGTTGCCCGTCTGATCGGTGACGTCGCAGAACGATCCGTAGGACTTCCCGGAATAACCAACTTCTTCAGCGGTCGTCTGTGCGCTGACGCCACCCTGAACGACGGCGACGATCTCCGTTCCATCCAGGGCGGTAGCCGCAGGCAGGTCTGTGAATTTTACGTTCGCCATGGTCTATGCCAGCCCGTATTCTATGTTCAGGTCGATTGATTCCTGATCAGCCGCTGCCGTCTGAGCGTTCGTCGTCGCATCCTGCGTATCGCGGCGCGGGTTATCCACAGGCACCGGATCGGGCCGCAGGAGTTGCCGACGGTAGTACGGCTGCGGAACGTCATCACAGGACGCGCACACGTACAGCCCAAGCCCGACAGGAGCCGACCCGCCGCGATAGTCTTTCTTCTCGCGCAGGGTTTCGTGCTGGACCATGAAGCCGCAGCCGTCGCAAATCGCCAGAGCGCGCGGGCTCTTGGCGTCGAAGTTCGGCCACTCTCGGAATTTCCGGCCTGCGCCGTGACCATACTGCATCAGGACAACCACCCGTCGATGGAGATACGCAGTGGAACGCGCTCACGGTCTTCCGCTGCCGCGATGTCGTAGGACTTCTGGGCCAGCATCTGAAGCGTCGCTTGCCGCTCGGGCGCAAACTTCACCGCCAGTTTCGCCGCGAGGCCGGATGCAATGGCCTCCATCCAGCGGTTCGGCGCATTTAGGCTGTCGGTGAAAGCCCCGGCGTCTTCCTGCATTTTCATGCGGTAGTAATACACAGTGACCGTCGCGTCCTGCGGCACAGGCCACACGAAGATCGACGGCGTGATCGTGCGCTGGAAATAGAACTGCGTCGGACGCGCGCCCTGCTGAGCCTTGTTTGGCAGCGCCGCGTATTCAGCCCGGCTGATCGGCGAAAGCATCAAGTCGGTATTGATGCCACCTGACGTCGTGCGAGCGAAGACCTGGAGAAGGTTAACCGTGCGCTCCTGAAGCGTGTATTCCGACGTACCCGCCACCAGAGCCACGGATTGCAGGTCCACTTCCCAGAGGTTCGGCCCGTTGTTGGCCCACTCAGAGAACAGGAAATTGATCGACCGTCGCGCACTGTCGATGTCATTGGCCGAGAGAGACGACGGCGCACGTCCGCACCGCTCGAACGCTTCAGTGATGAAGTCGATCTGCGCGAGGCTGGAGAACGTGTATGTCCCGCTCGATGGCATGACCTATCGCTTCGCCGCCTTTTTCTTCGGAGCCACCGGCTCGACTACCGGCTTCGATACCGGCTCAACCATCATAGCAGCGATATCATCATCGGTCATCTGCCACCACCGGTCTTCTGGCATCGTGATCTCTTGCTTGCCGATAACGCGAGTTACCATTCGTGACGACATATTAGAGACCTCTGGACTGAGTTAGAACTGAAGGCCAAACGATACACCCGTGATAGAATTTGCAGACACGGCGATTTCCACAGGGGTTGGGTTGGATAGTCCATCTAGATTGGTAACGGCAATAGACAAAATCCCTGCCGAAGTCGGAGACACCAGCAAACTAACGCCGCTTTCACCTATAGATATCACCGCCGGGTTTAGTTCAATCGTAGCAGACGATCCGGTCAGATCAAACTCGACCGTCACGCCAGTTGGGTTGGCTCCATTAAGCGTAACATCAAGGTAAAATTGCTCGCCAACAACGGAAGAGGATGGAGCCGATAGAGATATTGCCGTCGCATCCGGCGGCCCCACCTCTACGGACACCGTACCTGGAATCAGGCCGGAGGAGGAGGCCGTGATGGTTTTTGCGCCCTCAGAATCAGGGGTGTATGTAAATGTCTGTGGGGTGCAGATAACTTCAGGAGGGAAGGTCAGGGACGATGGAGAAAAAGTACCTCCGCCCGCATCTGATAGGCTGACAATCGTTGACGCCCCTACAGAGTTATTAAGTGTCACCGTATAGTTTCCGGTCGTGACGCCCTCTTGAGCGGTTGGTGGGCCAGTCACCGATACGGCGGTTGAGTAGGTGTACGACGGCCAAGATGCGGCGGCCCCGGACGCATCGACAACTGTACCCGCGACGCGACTAACAGCAGGTCCAGCGCCAAGTTGGACGTTGCTGCCAGCGTTTATCGGTGCCGCAGGCCCCGTAATAAAGAACCTTGGCTCAACGCCGAAAATGGCAGACTCATCATATCCGATCTGAAGCGCGGAGAATTTTGCTCTATTCGCCGAATTTGTTATGTCTAGATATTCGTTGTGCAAGTAGATGCACCCTATCTCGCCGTCATAACCCCAGCCCATCCGGTACTGGTTTGACGCTTTGCTCCACTCGATATCTCTATCAAGCTCGGTTGTGTTCCAGTTATTTGTCGTGAAGGCTGTAGATACATTGTCAACATAAACCTTCACGCCAGCAGAAGATGTGGATTGAGAGGAATCAATACTCACGATGTAATCGTGGGCGTCCGTATCCGACACATTGAACTCAAATTCGAACAACTGAATGTTGGCGGCGTTCTTCCCCTTGAACCGCAGTTTGTTTGTGGTCAGCGTCTCGATGGAAAATGATCCACCGCTGACCCCAACAACAGTCGTGGTTCCCCAGGTCCCCCTCTTCCATGCGGCCAGAAAGACCGTCGCGTATGGGGATGACGAGCCAATAGACCCTCCAGATGTCTGCCTAATCTGATCATCAGTGGTAAGCAGGAGTTTAGGCCAACCTGACGGAAGCGCCGTGGTGATGGACCACGTAAACACGTTGCCCTCACCGAAGTTGGCCTCAACCTCGGTTGTAGTGGAATACGACGCTGACGTGGTGGCACTTAGCTGAACATACTTGCCGTTCGCCACGCTCTGACTGGCAGACGGAGTGGTTGCGCCCGTGCCGATGGCGTCGTCAGCCACGGAGATATTGCCCCCGGTTATCGTGGCGGTCTTTGTCCCGTCTGAAGTGAAGAGTTCCCAGCCACTGACTACCGCTGTGCTGACCGGCTGATCCTCTATATCTGTGAAATCAACCACAGCGATGCCGTAGATGAACTGGTCGCCCATCCGTCCAACGCCTAGATATTGCTTCATCTGAGGCGTAAACGACCCATCCCAAACGGTAGTATTTGAGGCTAGGGCATTGCCGGAAAGCGGCGCTACGTTGTCATATATCTCAAATTCGTTCGTGGCGACCTGCGTGACAAGACTATCGGTCACGGCAGTCTGATCGGTTCTGACGCCCGTTATGCCATCGAAAATGCAGTTATCCATATCGACCGAATAGTCGTCAGCCGCCACTGTTCCCGTGGCCCCAGATGTTCCGCCCGTCACCAATAGGCCCACAGTTGGACTGGGGCTGAAGCTCGTTAGTCGGATCGTGCCCTTCGTGGCGTTATAGGCAGAAAGAACCTGACTTCCTCCGGTCCAACTGATCGTTTCTCCTGCAACAAATGTCCCGGTGATGCCGCTGAGATAGTAAGTCCTCGTGGCCGAATCGCTTGGCAGCGCACAGGCATCCTCACCCGTGCCTGTTACACCGCGCTTCCTCATGAACGCCATGCGGTCCATGGTTTCGCCAGTGTAGGAACCATAGATTCTGGACGCATCTCGCTGATCAGCGTCCATCTCCAGAACGCAGTCATAGAAGATGCCGCCGGGTATTCCGTCTTTCGTGAGCGGCCTAGCCACGTTCACCGCAGAATTATTGAAGAAAGACAAGCCGGACGCCGTTCCGTCATCGTTGTAGAAAGAATATCCATTTCCGTGTGCAGAGACTATGTTTTCAAGAAAATTCCCTGACACAACACAATCAACAGGGCCGAACATATAGACGCCGGTTCTTCCGATCCGATTAATTATGTTGTTTCTGACTGTGTTTGTGTCGTTGTTTACTGACAGGCGTATGCCAGAAGTTCGAATGCTATCGTATATATAGTTGCCGTCGATAATGGAGTTGTTAAGGTCCCCGGAACCAGACACCCTAATCCCGCCGCCCTTTAGGTTTCCACAGACAAGCCACCTGATTGTGGTGTTTATGCAACTGATCTGGAAATCTGGAGTGGAACTGATGCCTACGCCAACGCCCTCTGTGATGGACGTGTCGCCATAGTAGCCCTCGATGCGCAGGGCGAAGCACCTAGCGGCAGCGGCAGAGCTTCCATCGAGCCCGGTCTTGCGGGCCATAATTTCTATATTGGAAGCGCTAGTCGTCCACGCAAAGACAGTAAGGCTGTCGGATGACCATGCAAACTGGTTGACTGCGGTGATTAGTCTTGGATGGCCCACGACCTGCATAGCCGTGGGGTCATTGGACTGAAGGGTTTTGGTGCCGCAATCAAATGTTCCAGTAACGCCATCGTCGGAGGTAATGAGGAAGTAGTCTACCTCGTTGGGAGATACCCAGATGCCGACGTAATATCCAACCAAACTATAGCCGCCCATCGCCGTGACGAGCCCCGTCGGCCACGTCACTGTACTTGATGCGCCATTGAAGGTGATGTTGCTGCGGGCGTACTTGTGCATACCCGACCCGCTAGACGGATGCGGGTCTGCTGCATTCATGTAAGGATCGGTTCCGGCCTCGGGCCACTGAGCCCAAAAAACAAGAGTGTCGTCGTCTCGGTCGATCAGGTTTTGTGCGAGCTTCCTGGCAGAGCCTAGCGTCCACTTCTTAATGTTCGCCACGTTGGGATTGTTACTCACATCTCCGCTGGATGCAGCCGACGACGCTCCCAACTGATCGGCCCCGCAGTAGACCGTATCCCCACTTCCCCATCCTGCCGCCTGATCACCACCGGCATAGATGCAGTAGGTGTTCACCTGCACGAGATTAGAGCGGATCGTGTTGCCGCCCTTAATCACAATCAGGGTGTCGGCCACGGGGACATGGGCTGCGGCATTTCCTGTGGCATTGGGATCGCCGGGAGCATGTTCCCAAGGAGATGCCTTTGTGCCCACGTTGCTGTCTGATCCAGCGGCGGGGTCCACATACACAGAAAGCCCCGGCACGATGATCGTGAGGGTTCCGGTTTGGCTGTTGAATGGCGATGGGAATGCCGCCCAAGCAGCGGTGATTGTGAGGTTGTAGGTTCCTGGCGTGACGCCCGCCCCAGCGGGCGAAACTACACCAGCGGCAATGGCCCACTGGCCCGCGCCGTTCCCGGCGGTGATAGACCAACTATCAGGAGCCGCGATGTTGGCAGGCAGCATCTCAGTGGCGAGGGTGATACCAGCCACCCCAGCCCCGTTGTTCTTGTCCCTGTAGACCGTTTTGTCGTTGAGCAGAGACATATGAAAATCCTAGATCGGGTCGATATAACCGACCGAAGATATAGCCGCGTATGAAATGGCGGCAGGGATGTTAGCCGGTGTGGCGATCCAGTTTATCAGATCGCCAGCCGCGATAGCCAATGTTTCGCTGGAATTTTCTCCAGTGACCGCCGCCCCTGTAAGGACAATATCTGGGTTCGTCTGGTTAACACCACCAATGGCTGGCGCAAAAGTGCGCGTGTCGGTTCCGCCCGGAGCCACAGGGATTGCCGCATATGGCTTTCTAAGCGTGAAGGCGACTGGAGACACGCAGTACACAAGATCGGACGTGGTGCGCCCACCATCACTCCTGCCGCTGATGGGAGACATGCGAGCGTCGGTGGTGCTGTACCCGGAAGAGGCTGTCACCGGAAGCCAGCTTTCCCCAAGGATTGTGGGTATCCAAGTCAGAGCCACATAGGCCACGGCGGTTGCAGGGGTGGCGCTTTGCTCTCCACGGATCGTGAAGTAATCGCCCTTCGCCACAGAGATGTTCTGGCCCGAAATCTTTGCCCAAGTGATACCTTCGCCCGTCCCGGCTCCGGTCATTGACACCGTGAGGGCAGTCGCTACGCCATTCTTATAGAGCGTGTAGGTGCGGGTGATACCGGCCCCAGGAGCAGCAGACAAGTTCACGATAAGATCATCCAGAACCCCGTCGGTGGGGGCATAGGTTCTAGATTCGGGCTCGGTTCCGGTAGATGAATTGCTTGCCCCAAGGGGGGCGTAGCCAGCGCCAGTGCCGGAATTGAATCCAGAGAATATCAGAGACTCGCCACTTTCCGTGGCATCAAATGTGCAGGCCACCTGAACCTGAGATGACGCCGTGGGCGTGCCCGTCGGGACCAATCGGAACATCACGCTCTGATTTGCCGTGACCGCGTATGTGCCGGTCACAGTGAGGGAGTTGCCCGAGGAAATAGTTCCCGTAAGCACAGCTACATCATCCACCATCAGGGCAAGCTCATATGAGCCCGTGGCGATGGTGGTGTTGAAGTTGGCCCGGATATTCCCAATCGTACCGCCAATAGGCACCCTGAACTTATTCGCTGTACTGGAGCCCCAGTTGCTGGCAGCGCCGGGGCCGCAAAGCGACGGGTAGGTTGTACTGCTGTTGGAAGCGGAGTTCAAAAACGAGTTGGGTACGATCAGCGTCCGCATGTGCGTCAGGCCGCCCATAGCAGCCACATTCGTAAACAGATACGGCGAGATCGAGGGGAACATTAGGTGAAGTTACCGAACGCTATCACGCTCACGTTTGCGCCCGTAGTCACTTCCCAGCCTCCGCTGACAGATTTGATGTTCATGAGCGGAACGTAGAAAGGAACGAGGCTCGAAACGCTATTGGAGCCGCCAGCAAACACGGTGGTATTTGTAGCGCCATCCTCAATAGACACAGCCCCAGGGGATGTAGTGGCTGGAATAATGAGCATCCCAGCAAAGCTATCACCAATGGCCCCGGTCGGGCCAAGCATCTGATCGGTTTGAGATGCAGCCACAGTTTCGTATTCGCTGTAAACTGCGGGGTCGTCGGTCGCGATTGTCACTGGAACCGAGGCGGCGCGCGCCGCAGGGCCCGCCGCCACTGGATTCACGATGGTGCCGTCGTCCTTGGTCACCATCACGTTCTGGTATTGAACGCCGCCAACGTCTTTAGTGGCGACGGTCTTGCCGGAGCCCGGTGTTACATTGATGTTGTCGGCCATCTTAGTTCGCCTTCGTTAAAGCCAGCAAGAGCCCAATAGGAGAGCCCTCTTCGCCGGTAGATTCATCTCCACCGCCCAGGCCCTCCCACTCGTTGTATAACCCAGAGTCGGGGGACCTTGCGATTTGCAATCCAGCAGCGCCACTGAACAGACCCTCTGACCCATTGTTAAGGCCGGACATCTCTATCCCGCCTGCACAACAGTCAAGGTTACGGAGCCCGATCCAACCGTAAGGTTAACGCGCGCGGCAGTCGGAACATAAGCGTAATTACCCTGCTTCGAAGTCGTGGCATCAACAAGCGCGGTATCAGGGTGGTCAAACCACGTAGCCGCCGCAGCGCCATTGTCGCGCACGTTATCCAGCGTCTGCTGAATCGTATAGGTCGCCGTGCCGCTGACCACAGCCTGAAGACTGACGTTCGGCGAGCCAAAGACGTCGAGAAGTACCGGGTCCGAAGTGCCAACTCCGGTAACGGAAACTGAAGTCGGGCGGGGCATTACTTCATTCCTCTCAGCGTTTGCGCCAGTCGAGCGCGCTGGCCGATCTTACCGGGTTTCTTGGCCGCCGCAGCAAGTTTCGCAGCCGGGATAGGCTTGCCGGGTTTAGCGCCGAGTTCAGCACGCAATGCTCCCGGCTTCTTAATCGCTCCAGCGATCCAGTTTTTCTTGGCCCGCATATTAGCAATCCCATTTCTTGCGGGCGAGCCGCAGTCTGCTGCTCGGGTCTTTAGCAGCTTTCGGGAACATTTTCATCTGCCCCGCTGATCTAGCGCAGAAACTCTTCTTGCGCGATCCGCCTTCGGGCTGCGGTGGCTTCAGATTGCTGCCGGTTGCGCGGTTATACGCAGCGCGACCTTTTTCGCTCAGGCCGCCGGACGGGCTCTTGTGCTCCGCCTTGAACTGGAAATCCTTCTTCGACCGCACATCAGCCTCCGAAGTAGCGGGGCGGCCCGCAGGCCGCCCCTGTAGTTAGCCGTTGAACTGCGTGACGCCGTACAGGCCAACACGAGTATCGGTGTCCTTGAGGAACATCCACAGCGTGAAGCGAACGGTGCCGTTGCAAGCGGTGTTCGGATCGAAGGTGCCGCGAACATCGCCGGTCGTGGCAGTCGCCGTAGTAGCGTCAGCCGCGACAAAGGTGCCGTTGGTCACCTGAGCGCCGTTGTCGAACGTGATCATGTAGTTACGGGTGTTGACCCGGTACGGAAGACCAAGAACGTCAGTGGTGCCCGCGCTGCCGTTGCCGGTCAGAGCCGCCGAGATCGCGACGCGGGTCACGGTCTTGAATGCCTTCTTGCCAGCGACAGTCGCCGCGCCGTTGAAAGAAATCGCTTCTTGGATCGACACGCCATAAGCGTCCGTGCCGTACACCGTCGCAGTCTGCGTGGTGTCTCCAGCATCACTCGATGTCACCGATACACCGCGAGGCACATCGAAAGTCGCTACGCCGCCGGAAGCCAGAGCGCCAGCGATGGTGAGATCGCCAGCCGCGCCGACTGCCTGAGCCGTCGCAATACCATCGGCATCGAGCGTCAGAGGAACCACGTCGTAAATGAATACCGGAGACGTGGGGCCACCCGCGAGGGCCGCCGTACCGTTCAGGTCGAAGCTCCGCCCGACACGCACGCCGTCAGAGAAATGAGTCATCGTTATTCTCCAGTGGCAAGACGGGGGTGGCCGGAGCCACCCCCAATCGGGTTAGGACGCGCCCTGCGAGCCCCAGGCCGCGCGGAAGTTCGACACGCCGAAGCTGTACCGCTCAATCGCCTTGGCCTTCAGGTTATCGGTGTCGAAGTCCGTGTAGACATCCGTCTCCAGGGCTTCACGCTCGTAGTACTTCAGCCCGTTCGGAGCGTCCGTGAGCAGGAACCAGGAGTTGGTGTCCGTCAGGAACATATTCACGCGATAGCCCTGCGGAACCGCAGAGTTATTGTAGATCGCGTTGACGTCGTTGTTCGCCGTATCAACGCGGAACTGCGATTGCAGCAAGCGGGTCGCGGTCCACTGAAGTTCAGCAGGCACGATCAGTTTGGTCGGCTTGGTCATGATACGCAGACCAGCGGCGTCCTTGAAACGCTGCACGCCGACGATGGCGTCCTGAAGCGACGTCTCGTTCAGGTCCGACTGCGT